ATTGTAATATAGCCTGACCCTTCATTTCGTCATTGTAAGTGTATCCACGAACATTGCCTCTTGTAGCATAACGTTCGCATAACTTCATCCACATACGGGCAAGTTTTTCTGTAACCTGTGTATGATCCTTGGAAAAGTATCCGTTGCTCATACCACCAATCCAGTGACTTTTACCAATTATTTCTAATTCGCCATCGTCATTGAACTTATAATGCACATACGGAGGAAAGTTTAACTTTACCTTAGTATCAGCAATAGTCTTTGGGTTTTTCTTTCTACCAAATTCTTCTGGTATATGATCAAACGTCATAATCCTAAAGATTAGTTCTTCTTTCTTAATCTTTCGGTAATCAACTTCAAACTCTGCTTGCTTACATTTTAAGCCTGCTAGTTTAGAAGCATCAAATGCTTCAACTTGCAAACGCTTTGCTTTATTACGCTTTGCTTCAGCAATCGTTCTAATGTTAATTTTGTCAACATCAAGTAATATGATGTCGTACTGGTTAAACGAATCTTCGTTGAAACTGCTAAATCTCGCTTTAGATTTGTGTATTTCTTTAAGTATGTCTTTATTGTTAAGGTAATTTACTTTTCTCATAAGATCTCCTGTTGTTAACTTCTATTATAAACTACTCTGTTAATAAAGTCAACTAAATACTTTATATAGGAGAGTAATATGACAATTGGCTCAGCATTACAAAAAGCAGGCGGTAGTTTTGTAAAAGATATCGCTAAAACCGGTAATTCATTAAAGGACGGTGCATTAGGCGCCCTTGAGGATATTGCAGACTCTGCTGGATTAGGTAAGTTATTACGTGGAGGACCAAGTAGTGACCCGTTACAAGCCCAATTTAGTACAGCGCAGATAAAAGAAGATGAAGGAAATGACTGGCGTGTTAAGTTAAGTATTCCTACTAGCATTAAAAGCGATGCCTTTGCACCTTTGCTAAAAACTGGGGGATTGTGTTTTCCATATACTCCTACAATATTAATGAGTCATAGTGCAAATTATAATTCGATGCAGCCTATACATACTAATTATCCGTTTTATAACTATCAATCGTCTCAAGTGGACGACTTGGTTATTACAGGAGACTTTTTTGTCCAAAATAGCGAAGAAGCAAGGTACTGGTGTGCAACTGTGCATTATCTAAGAACAGTAACTAAAATGTTTTATGGTACAGGTGACAACGCAGGCAATCCACCACCAATAGTTAAACTAAACGGGTATGGTGACTTTGTTTTTAACAATGTTTCTGTCATCATTAAAAACTTCACAGTTGACATGCCAGCTGATGTTGATTACTTAAAAACAGATTTTCCAGAAGGAAAGGGTAACAACTCATTTGTTCCAACACAGAGTCAAGTATCGGTAACAGTATCACCGATATACTCACGTAGTAAAACACAAAAGTTTAGCATGAGCAAATTTGTCTCAGGCAGCTACATTGGTAATGATAGCGGGTACATTTAATGGCAAAGTATACAACTAGTAGTCCTTGGGCTAACACTAAAATTGAAGGCGAAGAATACTTAGGTATTTTAAAAATCAGACCTGTTCCAAAAGAGTCCGATGATGTGTTATATACTATACAACCGCAATATACACATAGGCCGGATTTACTAGCATATGATGTTTATGGTGACAGTAAATTATGGTGGGTTTTTGCACAACGTAATATGGATGTAATTAAAGATCCAATATATGATATGATAGCAGGAACAGAAATATATCTTCCACAAGATTCAAAACTAAAAAAACTTTTAGGGGTATAACTTGGCTGACAATGGCGAAAACATAGAAGTTAGTACAGGACAACCTCCTGCAGGGAAAACAACAGAGAAACCAGTTTCCGAAAAAAGCGAAAAGGCTAATGATCAATCTGCTGAAGACTTTTTTAAATCAATGCTCGGAGATTTGCCATTACCTAATACATTAGAAAAGTATTCTAGCTCGAATACTATTATTACTCTTTCGGCAATAAGCCCTTTTGAAGTTAACAATCCTGATTTAACTTATAGACTTACAGGAACTGGATCATCGATTATTTTACAGTCCGGTGGTGGCGCAGGACCGAGGAAGGCGCTAACAGCATACGAAACATCAGATAATCAAATTGAATACTTTATCGATAATGTTAATATTCAAACAATTATCATGCCTACTACTAGGACAAGAACATCTAACGCTACTATGATTGATTTCGAAGTAACTGAACCATACAGTATGGGATTGTTTTACCAAACATTACAAGTAGCAGTTAAAGATGCTAATGGAGACGATTCAGCATACAACAGAGCTCCGTTTTTACTAAGCATTAAATTTGTAGGATACGACGATGACGGCAAAGTTATTCCTACAGGCGAAGTAAGACATTTTCCAATTAAGCTAATTAATTCTTCACTAAGAGTTGATCAAGGCGGAAGTCATTATGCTATTCAAGCAGTAGCATGGAACGAAACTGCATTAACAGATGAAATACAAACAGTTAAAACTGATGTAGTCTTAAATGGCGATAACATGTTAACACTATTACAAACAGGCGCTCAAAGTTTGTCAACAGTGCTTAATGAAAGATTACTAGATCAGAAAGACAAAAAACAAATTAAAACACCAGATCAGTATGTGTTTTTATTTCCAAAAGAGCTTGCCTCAATTTCAGCACTATCGTCCGAAGACGGTGCGCCGGTATCGGAAGATGAATACATGCAAAAACTATACGAAAGTATAAGCGGTTCTGAAGATAAGGTTCCTGAAAATTTTGATGAATTTAGAAGTAAAATTTTAGCGTTATCGGCTGGAAAAAAACAAACATCAACTGAAGCACTAGTTAAAAAACAAGCAGAGTCAATTGGCAATGCCAACGATATTGGCAAGGCAAAGATTACAGGAAGTTTTATTGATCAAGGTGATGTTCCTTTTGGACTGTCTAAGTTTACATATGACAAAGATAAGCAAGTTTATAGGAGTGATAAACTTTCAATTAGTAATGCGTTTAAGACATTTACGTTTGCTAAAGGTACTTCAATTGAAAGAATAATAGAGGAACTTGTATTAGTAAGCGATTACGGTAAAGCAATAGCAGACTTTACTAAAGAAAAATCAGATGGAGAAATACCTTGGTTTAGAATTGATTCACAAGTTTTTATTAATGAAGATAAAGAAGCTGCAACTGCAACAGGCGAGCATCCTAAACTTTATGTTTATAGAGTATATCCTTATTATGTAGATGCATCTATATTTAAAGCACCAAATGCACCAGCCGTAGGTCTTGCAGCAAGAGAGAAAAGAGCTGTTAAAGAATACAATTATATTTACACAGGGCTAAACAAAGATATATTAAATTTTGAAATTAAACTTGATAATGCTTACTATAAATCACTATCATCAGATATTGGAGAAGGTTCAGCAGCTGAAAAACTAAATGCTGTAGATTCTGCTAAATCAAACGAATCAGTAAAGGTAACAACAGCTGAAGGTGTTGCTGGAGCAAGTGCCGAAAATGGAACATCACAATCAAAACAGAATGACGCTAAAGATAGCGGATCATCCGGCGGTGGCAGAGGAACAAATACTACAGCGGTTAGAATAGCACGAGATTTTCATGAAGCAGTAGTAAATTCAAATGTTGACTTAATAACTATTGAGATGGAAATAATAGGAGATCCATTTTTTATGGCGGATAGCGGCCAAGGAAACTATTCAGCTTTACCTAACCCATTGTTTAAAAAGTCGCTTACTATTGACAATACACCGTCACATGAACAAAATGAAGTTTATATGAAATTAAATTTTAGAACACCAATTGATTATAACGATAGCGACGACGGATTAATGAAGTATCCAGGTCAGACACAACCAGTAGATTCGTTTAGTGGATTATATAGGATTTTCACAATAGACAATTCAATTAACGCCGGACAGTTTAAACAAACTTTAAAAGCAATTCGAATACTTAACCAAAAAGATAAGTCTGCTCCGAATACTGAAAATATTATTAAAGCAGGTGGCACTAGCAATTCGCAAAATAACGAAGGCTCATCGTTTGTAGGACCTCCTAGTAGAAAAGGAGCGCAATAATATGGCACAAGAAAAAAGATCAGTATTACCAAAAGCACCCATTAGCTCAGGCCCGTTTGAAGCAATAGTTGTAAGTCACCTTGACACTAAGTTTATGGGGTCCTTACAAGTTGAGTTACTAAAAAATTCATCAGCAGGAAATCAAACAGAGCGCACAGGACAAATTGTTACAGTTTCTTACATGTCGCCGTTTTATAATAGTACTCCATTAAGCGGCAATAATAAAACTGACACATATGCAAACACACAACAAGTATCAGGCTTTTGGGCTGTACCGCCAGATGTAGGAACTAAAGTTTTAGTAATATTTGTTGAAGGTAATATCAGTAACGGCTATTGGATAGGGTGTGTTCAAGATGCATATATGAACTTTACACTTCCAGAAACTAGAGTGGGTTCAGAGTTTAATAACGAAGACACAAGTAAAAAGTTACCTGTTGGAGAATTTAATAAAGCTGTAACTGATGTAGTTTCGGGCAATGTTCCTAGTAGATATTTAAAACCAGTTAATAAAGACTTTGAAATTATTTTAGGAGCACAAGGACTAACAAATGACGAAGTACGAGGAATATCAAGTGCAAGTGCAAGGCGCGAAGTTCCTAGTATGGTATTCGGAATGTCAACTCCTGGACCATTAGATAAAAGAGATGGAGCTCCTAAGTCACAACAAGGGGCTCATGGCGCAAGAGAAAATATGCCTTCAGCAAGACTAGGCGGAACAGCACTAGTGTTTGACGACGGTGACGACAAGTATTTAAGAAAGAGTTATGCAAGTTCAGGACCATCAGAATATGCTGATGTACTTAAAGATGAAACAGACGGATTACCTACAGTACCGTTTAATGAATCGGTAAGATTACGTACTAGAACAGGTCATCAAATATTATTACATAATTCAGAAGACTTAATTTATATTGGTAATGCTAGAGGTAGTGCTTGGATAGAAATGTCCTCAAATGGTAAAATTGATATTTTTGCAGATGACAGTATTTCTATTAGAACTTCAGTTGATTTAAACATAAGTGCAGATAGAGATATTAACATGTCTGCAAGTAGAGACGTAAACATTAATGCTGGACGTGATTACAAAATGACAGCCGCTGTAAACAGTGATGTTAAGATAGGAGTCAACAGTCAAATTGATGTCGGTGCAGACTTAGACCAATTTGTTGGTGCAGACCAAAAGTTATTTGTAGGTGGTTCAGGTGATTTACTTGTTACAGGTGTACACGCTATAACAAGCAAAGCAACACTTGATATTAATACCACAGGCGATAGAAAAGATTCGCAAGCAAACTTAGATGTTAATAGTAGCGGCTACAACCACTTGACTGCAGTTGGCGGCACTACTGAAATAATCAGTGGTGGTAATACTGAAATATTCAGTGGCGGCAACCATGTTGAAACAGCAACAGAAATACACATGAATGGTCCTGCTGCATCAGAAGTAGCAGCAATAGTAGCAGGCATTGCATCGTCAGCATCGGTCGCAACACCAGCACCGTTCCCTGTTAGAGTTCCACAACACGAACCGTGGCTAGGGCACGAAAGTTTAGATCCGCTTGTCTTTACACCTTCTAAGACAGCACCGATTACTTCACCAAGTCCTACATTACGAGAAACAACACCTTTAGTTAACTCCGGCGCAGATGAACAACCGGTAGATAGTACCTATAGAAAAACAGCAAACGTTGACGGAAACCAAACAGTTACTCCAGGAACAGTAGGACCGACAGGAAATCAGCCAGCTAAGCCTGTGCCTGTTACTGACTTACAACAGTTTTTCTTAAATGAGCTTATAACAGCACTTGGACTTGATCCTGCTACATGTTTGAATAGTGCAAACGCAGCTAATAATCCTGATGGAGTAACACCAGGTAATGCAGAATATCTTGCAATGGCAATGTCGCAACCACAAGCAGAGTGTGGGTTTAAACCAAGAAGTGAAAACTTAAATTATAGTGCAAAACGTTTACGCCAAGTTTATCCAAGTCGTGTTAAATCAGATGCATTTGCTCAAGAGCTTGCAAACGCAGGTCCAGCAGCAATTGGTAATACGTTGTATGGTAAAAGATACGGCAACGCACAAAATGAAGGATACAAGTATCGTGGTAGAGGATTAATACAGTTAACATTTAAAGGAAACTATGAAACATATGGTGCAAAGGCAGGAACTCCGGAAATTGTAGAAAATCCTGACTTAGTAAATGACCCTATCTACGCAACAAAAATTGCGGTAGCATACATTAAAAGTAAAGGCGTTAGTACAACAGATTACAATTACTCGTCACTAGGTGAGTCATTTAGAAAGGCTGTTGGATATGCTAATCAAGGCGGAGCAGAAACAAGCAGACGTATTGGTATAGCTAAAGGATTTTATAGCAAATTAGTTAGCGGAAACCTTACACCTCTAGCATCTTTAACTACTGAACCAGCAGGAACAAACATTGAAGCAGGTAAGAACAGCGATAATACTAGCAACGCACAATAAGGGTAAATATACACATGAGCACAAAAGAAAAATCATTATATAAAACTGTAGAAATCAGTACATCTAAAAAGCCTCGCGCGGTAGTAGAAAGCAGAGCTTATAGAGGTATATCTACGGCTAACCCAAACAATACTACTAGCACACTATACGATATTGCACTTATTAAACAAGATATTATTAATCATTTCCATATACGCCAGGGCGAGAAGTTAGAAAATCCAGAGTTTGGCACTATTATTTGGGACGTAATATTTGAACCGCTTACAGAAAACTTAAAATCTGCAATAGTAAAAAATGTTACAGAAATTATTAACTTTGACCCAAGGGTATCGGTATCAGCAATTGATGTAGTACCGTACGAAAGCGGTCTACAAATAGAGTGCGAGCTTACATATTTGCCCTATAATATATCCGAAAAATTACAGTTTAAGTTCGATGAAGATAATGGCCTTTCTTAAGAGAAATAATATACGCACTTATCTAGCTGCGATAAATACACTATAGCGAGGAATACCAATGTCATCCACAGATAGACAAAACAGATTACTAATTGCAGAGGACTGGAAACGTGTATACCAGTCTTTCAAAAATGCTGACTTTCAGAGCTATGACTTTGACAATCTAAGACGCACAATGATTAACTACCTTAGGAAAAATTATCCTGAGGACTTTAACGATTACATTGAAAGTTCAGAATACCTTGCACTTATTGACTTAATTGCGTACTTAGGGCAGAACCTTGCTTTCCGTACAGACTTAAATGCAAGAGAAAACTTCTTAGAACTAGCAGAACGCAGAGAAAGTGTTATCCGCCTTGCTAGGTTACTATCGTACAACGCTAAACGTAATCAAACTGCTAACGGTCTTCTTAAAATGGAAAGTATTAGTACTTCTGAAGACATTACAGATTCAAATGGTAACAACTTATCTGGACAAACTATTGTATGGAATGATGTTTCAAACCAAGACTGGTATGAGCAATTTATTAAAGTAATGAATGCAGGCTTACCTGCAAACGGAGTTGTTGGAAGTCCTGTTAAAAAAGAAAAAGTAAACGGTATTAGTGCAGAGCAATACAGATTTAATGCTCTTAATACTGATGTTCCAAACTTTGGATTTTCAAAAAATATTAGTGGTAGAGGCACACTATTTGAAATAGTATCAACTAACATTGACAGTAATGCTATTTCAGAAGAAGCTCCACTACCAGGAAACAACTTTGCATTTATATACCAAGATGACGGTCAAGGTGCAGGCAGTAACAACACAGGGTTCTTTTCACACTTTAGACAAGGTGCAATAGATCAAGGAACGTTTGCAATTAGTACACCTAGTACAAATCAAACTGTAAACCTTGATGCTATTAATGTTAACAACAGTGATGTTTGGCTGTATAAATTAGACGCCACTGGTAACGAAACAGAATTATGGACAAAAGTTAATTCAGTTGAAGGCAATAACATTGTATACAACAGTTTAAGTAAAAACATTAGAAATGTGTATAGCGTATTAACAAGGGTGCAAGACAGAATTAGTTTAATCTTTAGTGACGGTGTATTTGGTACACTTCCTAAAGGTCAATTTAAAGTGTACTATAGAACTAGTGATAACAGAAGTTTTGTAATTAGTCCGGATGAGATGACAAACATTAACATCTCTATTCCGTATATAAGCAAAATAGGAACACAAGAAGTTTTAACAATTGAATACGAATTAAAGTACTCGATTGACAACTCAGCAGAAAGCGAAAGCAACGAAAGTATTAAGTCAAACGCTCCGTCAACATACTATACACAAAATAGAATGATAACTGGAGAAGACTACAATGTTGCACCATTAGCTGTAAGTCAAGAGATAGTAAAAGTAAAAGCAGTTAACAGAACGTCAAGTGGTATTTCACGATACTTTGACTTATTAGATGCTACTGGAAAATACTCTAACACTAACCTATACGGAAAAGATGGAGCAATATATTCGCAGTATTTGGACAGTAAAGTTAATTTTACATTTACAACAAGAAACAATATTCAAGGCGTTATTAGTACAACAGTTGAACCACTACTTGAAGCTGCAAGACTAAGAAATTTTTATTATACTAAATTTCCAACTCAAACAGTTACAGACTTAAATGCACAATTTGTACAAGTAACCAAGGATCAAAATATATCTACTGGTTACTTACAAGATTTACAAGATGTAAAATATATGGTTTCTACATTTACTGGTAGTACACTAAAATATATACAACCAGGAGCAATGGTTAAGTTTGTTGCCCCAACAGGATACCACTTTATGCCTGACAATACATTAATGTTAGACGTTCCGGGTGTAACTTTGCACTCAGGTGCTACAAAGTATATGTGGTCTAAAGTAACTGGTGTAAATGGCAACGGTAAAACAAACTACGCTGACGGACGTGGCCCGATTATGTTTAATGATGTAATTCCTGCTGCACCGACTGGTACAACAGCATATCCTAGAATTGAAAGAATTATACCTAAGTTTGCAACACTACTAGACACTGATATTCAAACACAAATTATTGATCAAATATTCCAGTATAAGACATTTGGATTACGATATAGTGTTAGTGAAAACTTATGGCGTTTGATTACAGAAAGCAACCTAGATAAGAACTCAGCATTTGACATGGGTAAAACAGGCGACATAAGTAATCAGCAACTTGATAATAGTTGGTTAGTACTATTTACTACTGACGGTGAAACTTATACAATTACTACTCACGGTCAACGATATGTTTTTGAAAGTGATAAAGAA